GCTGATACCGATGATTCATTAGTAGATAAATTTAAAATAGGTGAAACAGTAACGGGTGGTGTTTCTGGCGCAACAGGAACTATAAAAGAAATTCATGTTAATTTAGGTTATGTTACAATAGAAAAATTAACAGGTACATTTACTATAACTGGTGAAGCTATTCAAGGTCTTACTTCTACAGATTCAGTTAACTGTAATTTTATTAAGTCACAAGCTTATGCTCCTCATCACCATGTTGATAGTTCCGGTAATTGGGTAAAACGTGCAGCTTCTGGTACTACACCATATACTTACATCGATTATGAGTCGGCTGTAGCTGAACAGAATAGAAATATAAAAGTAATTAAGCCTGAAAATATAAGTGATGTAGCTCGTAAATTCGCTGCAGCAATGAGTAGATAATGTATAGCATAGAAAATTTTAAAGTTACTGTAGATGGTACTGACATAAATGCAATGGTTACTTCTATGTCCATATACGAGAGTATTCATGGAAATATTAAAGCAACTCTTATTGTAAACGATCAACTTAATTTCTTTGATTTATTTTTTAGAGGTGTTAATAATAATATGTTACAAGTAGAGTATACATATTTTGATGTCCCAATTAATATAATGTTTATGGTTGATGGTATCTCTAATCAAAAAATTAATAAGCAGGGAAAGACATATCACATTGATTGTGTTTCTGTAAACACATATAACCAACAAACAGGTAGAGTATGTTCAGCCCATAGCGGAACTTCGAGTGATGTTCTTGCGCAAATATGGACAAATGTCCATGGAGAAAAAAATATATTAGTGTTTGATTCCAAAACTATTTCAAGTGGAAAATATGTTGTTCCTAATTTATCAGCAAGTGTAGCTATTAAGAATATTGTAAATAGTGCTTATTGCGAAAAACAAACTCCAATGTTTTTATATCAAAGGTTAATTGACTCGGGTGTTACAAGATTTACGTCTATAGATACTATGGTAAATGATTATTTTTTAGAAGAATTTGAAATACGTAATGCTGAAATGACAAGAAAAGGAATGAATACGCCATTAACATCTATAGGTACTACTAATAAATTTAAATTATCACATTGGAATTCAAATTTTATAAGTAAAGCAGCTGGTGGTATGTGGGGTAAAGAAGTTAGGGCAGTATCATTAGATGAAACTACAGATGTGGTAACTCCGCCTGCAGAAGTTACTGCAATTCCAATAACAAAAATGGGATTAAGTAAAAATCTATATAATGAAAAATGTCTATTATCAGCTGAAACATCAACGCTGGCAGAAATATTAAAGAATGGAAAATATAGATTATTTAATGTACAGTTAAAAGCAAGTAATGTTATAGCTATACCTGGTGCAGGATGTGGAATGGCTATACATGTTTCACAAGGACAAGGACAAACATCTGCAACAAAAACCGATGGCCGCTATGTAATGGCTGATATTAATCATAAATTTATTAAGGATGATGGTGAAATGCAATACGCACAAGATATAGGATTGGTGAGAGAATAATATGTTTCAATATGGAATAGTAGAAGATATAAATGACCCTTTACAGCTAGGAAGAGTTAAGGTTAGGGTATATGGTGCCCATACTCTTACTAATGGCAGCGGCAGATATAATATAGACACAAAAGATTTAGGTTGGTCAAATGTTGTATTATCAACAAATACACCTGCAATAAATGGTTTAGGTCATTCAGTAAATTTAATCGAAAGAACTTATTATAAAAAAGATGATTTATTGCCTGAAGTATTTATAGATCGCTTTGGTCATGAACAATATTATGTTACTACAGAAACTGTCCCAGCTATTGGTGATGAAAAATCAACTGGTTCATTAGTTTGTGGTATATTTTTAGATGCAGCTCAGCAAGAATTTTTAGTCGTAGGAACACTTCCTACAAAAAGTCATGGTAAAGAAGATAATAATGATAGAGTAAGGGGTGTTGAAGGTGTTGAATCATTAGATGTCAAAGGTAAATATGAACCACGAAGTGCATATGCACCAGAATATCCATATAATAATGTATATGAAACAATAAGTGGTCATGTTAAAGAATACGATGATACTCCTGGCCATGAACGTATAAAAGAAAGACATATGAGTGGTACTCAATATGAAATACAACCTGATGGTTCAAAAATAGAAAAGATTGTAAGGGATAACTATACATTAATTGTTGGTCATAATTCAGTCGAAATCAAAGGTCATGTTAGAATATTTTGCAGTGGTGATACTAATTTGGTAGTAGCTAACAACTGTACTACGCAAGTAGGTGGAAATATGAAAGCTTATGTTGATGGTAATATGGGCGCATTTGTTGATGGCAATGCAGACTTACTTATTAAAGGTGACATTGATGGCGAGGTAAGGGGTAATATTGATATTGACGTAGGTCCAAGTGACCCAGAGCATGTTATATATAATGATGACGGTGTTGCAGTGCATCATGTAGTGTTAGGTGGTTATACAAGAAATAAGGCTATTGAACAATGGTTCCCTCCACAAAAAACTGATACATTTACTTTGACACATAAAAATATGAGGAAAGTTAAAGAGTTATCAGCTGAAGCACAAGAGCCATACGCTGCTGCATTAGCTACCTTTGATGATTATGACCCTGATAAAGTCAAATTAGTTGATGGTCAATGGACATATCCAGATAAAGAATCATTAACAGCTTCATTTGGTAATATTGAATTACATACCGAAGGCGGTTTAAATGCTATTGTTGGTGGTGAGGTTGATATGACAGTATTCCAAAATGCTAAATTAGACATTAGAAAGAATGCAGATATTGATATTGGTGGTAATGTTGATATGGATGTGGTAGGTAATATTGTTATAGATGCTACAGGTGATGAGAGCATTATTGATATAAATTCCATAGGTGATTCAAGTCAAATTGATGTAAATTCTGCTGGTACTCTTAAATTATTCTCAACTGGTACAACAGATGTAGAGAGTACAGGTGATATGACATTAAAGTCAACTAATATAAAATTAGATGGTAATGTTGTTGTGACTGGTACAACCCGTACAAGTAATACACAATTAATTGATGGACACACACATACACAGCCTAATACCACTGCAGATCAAACTGTTCAAGGAAATACTGGCGCATTAAGTTAATAAAGGTATAAATAGATTATATGGCAACAATTGCAAGACAAGAAACGTACAAAGATTTAGATTTTTCTTTTAAGCAAAATCCTAATACGAATGACGTTGGAATAAAAAAAGATAATGCTTCAATTAAACAAAGTGTCTTAAACATACTTCGTACAAATCATGGTGAACGTCCATTTCAATATAATTTTGGTGCTAATTTAAGAGCATATTTATTTGAAAATATGACAAATACAACAGCAGCAAATATGTCAACTTCTGTTAATGTTGCATTGGCCAATAGTGAACCAAGATTAGAAGTACTTAATACAAATATACAGGCAAGAGCCGACGAAAACGAAGTATTTATAACAGTAACCGGTAGGGTTAAATCAAGTAATCAAATAGTTGATATCGCTACCACAATAGAGAGATTACGATAATGGCAATCGAAAGAAGAATTTCAGCAAGTGAACTAGACTTTGACCAAATAAAAGCAAATCTAGTCGCATATATGAAGGCAACAGACACTACCTTCAATGACTATAACTATGATGGCTCTGCAATGGCAACCATTATTGATGTATTAAGTTATGTAACTCATGTCAATTCAATGAATGCAAACTTTGCATTAAATGAAACATTCCTTGACACAGCGCAGTTACGATCTTCAGTGGTATCTCATGCCAAATTATTAGGTTATACCCCAAGGTCTATTGCTCCATCAACTGCTGTAATTAATATGAAAATGAATTATGATACTACTGCTACACCATTATGGAATCATGATGGAAGCAATATACCGCTTCCTTTAAGTATGCCAAGAGGTACAAGTTTCCAAACAAGTATTGATGGTGTTAATTATCCAATGTTTACTTCAGCTACTCATACAATTAACTTTGATGCATCAACTGGTTGGAACTTCTCAAATGTTCAAATTGAACAAGGAACATTATCAACTACAAATTATACATATCAAGATAATGTATATGAACAATATTTAATTCCTGCAAATAATGTAAACACTGCTTCGATTAAAGTTACTGTGACAGATTCTCAATCTACAACTGCAGCTAAGGTTTATTCTCTTAATAGTAATGTTGTTAATCTTGATGGCTCATCTGAAGTATACTTTTTAGAAGAAGGAAGAGATGCTTATTACGAAATTAAATTTGGTGATAATATTGTTGGTAAAAGACCAGGTAATGGTAATACAATAGAAATCGAATATGCTACAATAAGTTCAGGCGTAGATGTGAATGGTGCTACAGTATTTACTATGACTGATTCATTAAATGGTAATAGTGATGAGACTATCACGCTTGTGTCTAAAGCTACTGGTGGTGCTGCAAGAGAAACTAAAGAAGCAATTAAATTTAATGCACCACTTTCACACGTATCTCAAAATAGAGCTGTTACACCTGATGACTATAAAGCTATTATTAAAAATGAATTTGCTGATATAGAAGCAGTATCAGTATGGGGTGGAGAAGATAATGATGTACCAGATTATGGTAAGGTCTATATAAGTATTAAACCATTATCAGCTGAAGTACTCACCGATGCCCAAAAGACCACTATTAAAACAAGTATTTTAAAGCCAAAAAACGTTGTAAGTATTACTCCGGTTCTTGTCGACCCAGAATACACCTATATCGACCTCGAAGTTTACTTTAAATATAATCCTAACCTTGCTACAGTAACAGCGTCTGGTTTGGCAACCTCAATAAGGAATACACTTGTGACATATAATGATGATACATTAAAGAGTTTTGGTGGAGTATATAGAGATTCAAATGTTCTTAAAAAGATTGACGATACTAATATTGCTATCTTATCTAATATTACTCGTATTAAGATGACTAAAAAAATTATACCAGTACTTGGAGAAGAGACTAAATATACACTTAAGTTTAATCAACCATTGACTGATTTAGATGCTACTACAGGTACTACTGGTTCTTATGTGACATCAACCAATTTTACATATGCTGGTGCAACTGGTAAGCTTAAAGATTTTTATGATGCTTCAAGTGATACAAGAATTATTCAAATAGTTGATACAAGCAATTTAGTATTAGCTACTAATGTTGGTGATGTGAATGAAGAAGATGGAACAATTACTCTTAACGCATTCCAACCAACTGCATTACCTACTGGTATGACTACAATCGATGTTACAGTTAAGCCAGCATCGTCTGATGTGTCACCTACAAGGAATGAATTATTAACAATTAATACCTCAACTGCAACAATTTCAGGAGAGATAGATACAATGGCTACTGGTGGTACAACTGCTGGAATAGATTATACAACAGTGAGTAACTAATGGCAACAATTGGTAAATATAATATATCGTCATACATAGATGAATTAGTTCCTGATCATATAGAGAGTTCATATCCTGACTTAGTTTCATTTCTTAAAACATATGCATTATATTTAGAACGAGATAATAAATCAGGATTTTATCTTAATTCATTAGATATCCAAAGAGATATTGACTATGTAGAAGAAAATCTTCTTACAGAACTCCAAAATGAAATTGGTATTGCAGTACCAAGAGATTTTGCTACAGACCCAAGAATGTTTTATAAGAGGCTTGTTGAATTTTATAGAAGTAGAGGTACACCTGAATCTATTAAGTCATTCTTTAGAATGATATACGATGATGATGTTGAAACATATTTTCCATTTGAAGATTTACTTAATCCATCAGATGGAGATTGGACAAATCAAGAAACGGCTATTAAAGCTGATAGAACTACATTTACTCCTAATCATACATTTACAATTAGTGGCACACCATCAGTAACTCCTGCAAATAATGACGCAGCTCAAGCAGCTATATTTGATGACGATGTTGTATTTGTTAATAACGATTATCAAACTCCAGGCACAGATTATACCGAAGAGGTATATTCAGATTCAGGTACAACCAAATATAGATTAAATTTTACAAGTGCTTTAGCAAATAATGATGTTGTAAGAACATATGCTAAAGGATTATTTACTACGGTCAATGGTTTCTTATCAGACAAAAAGTTTTTACAAGACTCTTATTACTATCAGCAATTCTCATATGTATTAAGAACAGGTAAGAACGTAGCTGATTGGAGTAATGCATTTACAAGATTGGTACACCCTGCAGGATTTAAATTCTTTGGGGAGATATTAATCAATATTTTAGCATTAGACCAAGGAAATACACAAGCGCAATATGGCTGGTTACCGTTTGTTGGTAAAATACAGTTAACTTTAGGTGCACATCAAGTTGGACCAGTAAGTTTTAATAGTCACATATTAGAGAAATCGTATACCCATTATGCACGAGGTAGTGCACAATAT